ATTAAATGGTAGAATCGTCGTTGTTCCAACGAGAGCAATAGAATTCATTGCAATTGACTTTATTGTCACAAATGCAGGAGTTCAATTCGTTTGATCTAAAAATTCTTATGTAATCTGATACTTATCAAGCAAGTTGTAGGAGCGAAAAATAAATGGCACAGCTCAAATTTGGAAGCGCAGGGGTAACGACAAGAGAAATTGATTTAACAGGACCGGTTTCAGTATCACCTTCAGGGGTTCCTGCTGGGATAATTGGAACATCAGTTAAAGGACCGGCATTCGTTCCTTTAACGTACGGTACATTAAGCGATTTCTTCGCAAAGTTTGGCGAAAGTGATTCTAAGAAATTTGGACCGATGGCGGTAGCAGAATGGATGAAGAGAGCTACTTCCGTAACTTACCTTAGGGTTTTAGGCGTAGGTGATGGAAAGAAAAGAGTAGCTAGCGGCCAAGCTGCTGGTGACGTAACGAATTCTGGATTCACTGTTGGTGAACAACTTCCTTCTTCTAATGGAACATTGTCATCTAACACGTATGCAAATTCTGGCGGCGTTTTAGGTAGAACATATTTCTTAGGATGTTTCATGTCTGAATCTGCAGGATCTAACGTTTTTAATTCTGCTGGATTGCAAGGAACAGGAAGCGTTAACGGAATCGGATTAAACACAGCGGTACCAATTGTAAGAGGAATTTTAATGGCTCCATCAGGAGTCATTTTAAGATTATCTGCTTCTGCAACAGGACTAGATTCTAGTAAACCTTCTTCAGGATTGGTAGGAGATGATTCTACAGCAAAGGGAACATCATTGGGTTCTCTTGTTTTAGGATCTGGAGCATCTGCAAAACAAGAATTTACCATTTTGTTAAATGGTCATAAGGGGACAGACGCTTCATATCCGAACGTTCTTACTGCGTCTTTTGATGTCACTGCAGCAAATTACATCAGCAAGGTTTTAAACACGGATCCTTATAAGATTCAACAAGCTGGTCATTATCTTGCTGCACACTGGGATATTCATCCAACTTTAGCGGTCGTAACCGGCGTTGGTGTAGTTTCAGAAGCACCAGTTAATCAAAGTGAAAGATCTGCATTCTTATTATCTTCATCGTTATCAAGAAACGTTGGGTCTTCTACTGTTCCAAACTATGAAGGATTTAGAGACAGATTCTCTAGTGCAAAATCGCCTTGGGTCGTTTCACAAAAATTCGGTGGATCTCAAACAAACTTGTTCAAGCTCCACGCTCTAGACTCCGGCGCGGGGATCTCTAACAAATTCAAGATTTCGATTTACAACATCGTTCCTTCAAGCGATCCATTAAACAAGTATGGATCATTCAGCCTTGCAGTAAGAAGCCTTGCTGATACAGACATAGACCAAAAAGTTCTAGAACGTTGGGAAGGATTGAATTTAGATCCTTCATCGGATAGATACATCGGCAAAGTCATCGGAGATGTCAACGCTTATTACGATTTTGATAGAGATGATGCTGCTCAAAAGCTTGTCATCGAAGGAAATTATGAACTAAGATCCAGATATGTTAGAGTTGAAGTATCAACTGCGGTTGCAGAACAAGCAGTTGATCCAACTGCTCTTCCAATGGGCTTTAGAGGAATTTCTCATCTAGTTACATCAGGTTCTGCTCCTCTTGCGGCTTTAGGTGGAGTAGATGCTTCTGCACTATCAGATTCCACATTTACAAGAAACTCAGTTGAACCCCCACTTCCATTTAGAAATCACTTAAATGACGGGACAGGTCAACAAACTCAAGTAAATTCAAGATATCATTGGGGCGCTAAGTTTGAGCACATTATAAGCTTGACAGAACAAAACAGTTCAGTTCTTCAAGACAAGTCATTTAATAGCTTTACAAAGCATTTCCCAGGTCATTCAACATCTAATGTTAACTTCGTCATCGGCGATAATTCTGGAGCTGCTGATACTGTTCAAAACGGTATTATGGATGCAGATAGATTCTGTGGTAATTTATTCACTCTTGAAAACATTAAGATCACAACAGGATCGAACGGAACTGTCGCACAAAATGATGATTGGAAGTATGCATCTTATATCAGAAATGGTAACATAGTTGCCGACGACACGGCAAAGACTCGTGCAGTTCAAGTCAGCGATCTTTCAAATTCTCAAAATCGTAAGTTCCTTAAATTCTCATTCATCATGCAAGGTGGATTCGATGGTGTTAACATCTTTGACAAGGACGAGTCAGAGATTAATAACGCGGCCGTAGTTGCAGACATGGATGATGCTAATAGAGGAAGATCATCAGGTCCAAACGTATCTGCATATGTTAAGGCACTCGAAGTGATGAAGAATACAACCAATGTTGATATTCAACTTTTGGCAATCCCAGGAATTCGTGCACCAATCGTTACAGATGAAGCGATAAGAGCAACAGAAGAACGCTTCGACGCACTTTACATCATGGACATTGAGCAAGTCGATAAGGATGGAAATCTTATCAATATTACTTCAAACGTCAAACCATCTGTCACGGAAACAGTTGCACAACATAAGGCAAGAAGCCTTAACACGTCATTTGCAGCAGCTTACTTCCCAGATGTATTGATCAAGGATCCTTCCCTTCAAACAAACTCTGTCATTGTTCCACCATCAGTTGTAGTGATGGGAGCATTGGCATTGAATGATTCTTTAGGATATCCATGGTTTGCGCCGGCTGGTCTAACAAGAGGCGAGCTTCCTTCAACATTAGAGACAAGCATTCAACTTAAGGATGCAGATCTTGATTCTCTTTATGATGAGGACATCAACCCTCTATATGCTCCAGCAACAACAACGCGTGGAGGAACAGGTCCAAAAGGTGGAGTTGTGGTGTGGGGACAAAAGACAATGCTTCAATCAGCATCAGCACTTGATAGAATCAACGTTAGACGTCTTCTTATCGACATTCGTCGTCAAGTTCGTGAGATTGCTCAAACAATCATTTTCGAGCCAAATCGCGAAGCAACTCTCGCAAGATTCACTGCTGCAGTCACTCCGAGACTCCAAAGAATTCAAGCTCTCGCTGGTCTTGAAAGATTCAGAGTTATCATTGATTCTTCTACGACAACGCAACAAGATGTCGAGAATAACACTGTCCGTGGCAAGATCTTCTTGCAACCCACTAAGACAATTGAGTTCGTTTCATTGGACTTCGTTGTGGCCAACAACCTTCAACAAGTACAGTGAAAATAGTTGATAAAAATGTTTGATATATTCAAGCATTTTAATATCAAATAATTTTTAAGGGCTTCTTATGAGGCCCTTAATTTTTTGTTTTGAAATCTTGGTTATATAGATTAAAAAGCAGCATAGTTATGAACCAATAGAAGTTTATTTAAATGCCACAAGTCAAGTATAATAGCCCTGGAGTTACAGCCAATGATGCCGGCATAATTCCGCGATTAAATAGAAATGTAGTTTCAAATCCCGCGACTGTTATAGGCACATCCCCTAAAGGACCTGCTTTCGTCCCAATGGGTTTTTCTAAAGTTCAAGAATTTCAAGACATGTTTGGAATTCCCTATGTATCTGGATCCAGGGTTTCCTCTTATGAACGATTAACTGATTATGGGCCGTTGGCTGTACAAACGCACATAAGCAACGGCGGATCAGCCACTTTTATGAGAGTTTTAGGGTCGGGAAATTGTAAAAAAAGAGTTGAAACAGGATCTACTGCAGGAGATGTAATAAATTCTGGATTTACCGTTGGAGAAGAACAACCAGATCAAGAAAATTTTTCTGGATCCATCAATAAAAATCCATATGCAAATGCAGGTGGGCCCTTAGGAAGAACATACTTCTTAGGGTGTTTTATGTCTGAATCTGTAGGATCTAACATTTTTAACTCAGCTGGCCTACAAGGAACAGGAAGCGTTAACGGAATTGGATTAAATACGGCAGTACCAATTGTCCGTGGAATTTTAATGGCTCCATCAGGAGTCATTTTAAGATTATCTTCTTCCGTCGCCGGATATGACTCTTCTGAACCTTCTTCTACACAAATTGCTTCTGATTCTTCAGCAAAAGGAACAACTTTAGGTGCAATTAAATTATTTGATGAAAATTCTGGTAATCAATTGCAACAATTTATCATCTTATTGAATGGACACAAAGGATCTGAAGATTATCCGAATGTTATAACTGCATCTTTAGATATGCAGTCTCCTCTGTATATAACTAGAGTTTTAAATACTACAGCTTCATTAGCACAAAAAGCTGGCCATTATTTAGCATCTCATTGGGATATACATCCAGCCGTTGCAACGTTAACTGGAGTCGGTGTAATTTCATCCGGCGCAGGTGCCGCCAGTAATTCTTCTAGAGTATTTTCTACTGAAAGATCTGTGTTTTTATTAACATCTTCTTTACAAAGAGATGTCGGGTCTTTGACCGTTCCAAACTATGAAGGTTTTAGAGATAGATTTTCTTATGCATCTACTCCTTGGATTATTTCTCAAAAAATTCATGGCAAATACATAAATTTATTTAAGCTTCATTCTTTAGATGCAGGATATCAAAGAGAAAAATACAAGATCATAATTCATGATATTTCATTGATTGAAGATGAATCCAAATTAAAATTTGGAACATTTAGTTTAACGATACGAAGAATGCATGATTTTGATGAAATAGATTCTCCATTAGAAACGTTTATTAATTTAAGTTTGAATCCAAAATCTGATCGATATATTGCAAAAGTGATAGGAGATTCTAACACTTACTTCGATTTTGATAGACCTGATGATAGTCAAAAGCTTGTTTTCGAAGGAAATTATCCAAACAATTCAAAATACATTAGAGTAGAAATGTCTAACGACGTTTCAAATGATAAAATTCCTTACGATACAATTCCAATGGGTTTCAGAGGAATACCTCACATTGTAACCTCTGGGTCTTCAGTTATGGCTTCTTTAGGAGGTCAGGATTCTACAGCATTATTAGATTCTACTTTCTTAAAAAATCTTGTAACTTATCCTTTGCCGTTAGCTGACAACATTTCTGTTTTTAATGGCGATGTTCAAAATGCATCCAGCGTTAGAAGATGGGGAATTAAATTTGATCATATTGTTAACCAACAAAAACAGAATAATTTTAAGCACATAAATGAATCGATTGATAGCTTTACAAAACATTATCCAAATCATTCAACAATTAATGTGAATTTTTCAGTAGCTGATAATCAAGGAGTTCAAGATACTACTCAGCTTGGAATATTGGATGCAGATAGATTCTGCAATAACGTTTTTACATTAGAAAATGTAAAAATTGTGACTGGATCAACGGGATACTCTCCAAACGAAAATTGGAAATATGCTAGATACGTTAGGAATGGAATTATAACGGTTGATGATGTAGAAAAAACTAGAAGAGTCGATATATCAGATTTTACAGATGTAACAAGTAGAAATTTCTTATCATTTCAAACGACGCTTTGCGGAGGATTTGACGGAACAAACGTTTTTGATTCGAACGAATTTAATTTGACAAACTTAGCCGTAGTTGCAGACATGAATGATCCTACTAGAGGAAAATCTTCCGCAGCTACGACCGCAGCTTATCTAAAGTCTTTAGAAATACTTGCAGACACA